TTTGCTCTACGAATCCAATCAGAAGTAGGCTTCCTTAAAAATAAATACTTGTAATCTTTTTTATTGTACTGCATTTTAGCTGTACGTAGTTCATCTTTATAAGTATCCATTTTATCAAAATCACCATCCACTCCTTTTAACTTTATATTGCTAGACTTAAATAATTCACTTTCGTTAACAGCATTAATAAATTGAACTCCTCCGTTATAGTCTCCCACGATAGCTATAATATTAAAGTTTTTTATTAAATAGTGGAAGTAAAATATATGTTCTCTGAGCGGGGTTCCTGACATAGCGTAAGAGTGTATAAGTGTCGAAGTTCCCTTGTCTTTGTGATACTTTAATACATGCATAGCAAAATCGTCACTACTTTCACTTTCAGACCAAGAAGGGTCGAAAGCTAATATGTACTCATCTTCTGGTTGACCTTTGATTTCTACATGAGGATCTTCACCATCTGGCACAGTACAAGCAGCCATTCTTGAAGTTTTAAAGTAACCAGAACTATCGTCTGTAAATAATGCTCCAAACTCTCTCTCAAACTGAGATTGACTCATTGTAGCTTTAGCTTGAGTAATAAGGTTTTGATCATAAAGCTGTTTTGGGGCACAGTCATATGAAAACTGCATAATACATCTTGTAGCTTTATCTGTCTGATTATTAATTAAACCCTCAAATTGACTATAAAGTTTATACATATACTCAAATTTATAACTGGCTGAAGATAACATAATTAGTTTATTGTTTGGCCAAATATACCTTTCCTCCTCGGTCATTTTTCCTTGATCAATCAACTTGGTTTCTAGATTGTATAAATCTTCTCTCTGTGTAGGGTTTTCTACTACAGACAAAAACGGTACGATAACCTCATTATAAATTCTTTCTGGCATCAAAAGAAACTCGTCGATGATAATTCTATGAAATCGAAAACCACGAAGTTTTGAACCATCCCCTAAAGGTAAAGCTCGTATTCTACTTCTACCAATCTCCATTAACCATTCATCATTGCTTTTTGATTTTTTCGTGATACAATTAGCTAGCATTCTAGCCTCTGGTTTAGCTGCAATATCTTCTATCTTTTTGAATATTTGCTTTGACTGCCTGAATGATGCCGCCAATATACCAATCTCTACCCCTTGGTGAAGGATTGCATCCAGGAACGCATACACTCCAGTGGTAAATGATTTACTCATACCACGACTCCATACTCCCATAAAATAATCTGTTTCGAACATAGCCTTAATAGCCATATGTTGAAACGGAAATAAATCTACACCTCCAACCAAACTAGTGGTAAATGTAATATTATCCTTTAAAAACTTGTAAAGATTTTGCTTGGCTTCTTTTTCATCCAGAAAACCTTCTAATTCAAGAATTTCTTTATTGATGTCTTCTTTTGGTCGACGATTTTGATTACCTTCAATCCAAGCCATGTTTGTCTATATAATATTGTAAATCAACATCCCATAATTTTTTACCTAAAGTTAATATTTTTGGAATAATTGATTGAGAGTTTGCTCGTGTGCCAGTAAAAACAAATTGACAACTTCCTGCGAATTCATGTGAAATTAACCTCATATTATGATATACGAAATCTAAATTTGATTTATGAGATCCATACATATTGTTTTTATACAATCTATTTAGATCGCTTTCTACTACTATAAATAAATATGAATCAAATTCTTGAACTCTTTGTAATTCTCTTCGGAACCTAGCCAATCCACCAGATAATGTACCTTTGAAATCTGAATCAGACTTTCTATCTACATATGTATAGTTATAATCTTCTCCACCAACGGTATAATCTCCGAAGTCAAGTTTAAGGTCTTCAGAGACATTGAATGTTAATGGTTTTTGTTCTCGAGTATCGATAAAGATTTTAAGATCCTCAAAATGCTTATCGTCTTTAAAGAAATCTTGATCTATATTACTTTTATGTAAAGGTCTTACTCCTGCCTCTCTACATGCTTGAGAGTAAGATCCAAAAGCATACTTGTATACATCTATATCTGGCAGCTTATTAATTTTTAACTCTAAATGATTTGGAGCGTATTTTAATCCTTTTAGTTCTATTCTTTGTTTTAATTTCTTTAACGCATATTCTGCTGTAACTTCTTTTGGTTGAGACATACACCATTTAATTAATTGACTACGAGTAGAAAAATCGTTATTAAAGTAATCTTCTTTCTTCTTGAATGGCAAAGGTTTGCCTGTTAGTAAATTATTACGCGGATAATAAGTTGTATAGTATGTCGCCAAATCCATCTTGTGTTTCTTTAAGTGGATATGCAGCCCTTTTTCTGTGTCAAATTCTTCATGACACACTTGACATTTGAAGCTAGATGACATCACTCTTAGATATACCCATTATTCTAGATTTCCATTCGTTCATAGATTCTAGATGTTCAGCTTCTTCTTTAATCGCTTTCTTTTGCATTTCTGCCATCTTTACCATAAGCTTCCTTTCTTCCTCGTTTTGAAAGCTTTCAACTAATGATAATATAGATGCATTTTGATCTTGACGTTGAGATATTCTTTTTGATCTATCTCCAGCAAGCCTTTGTATCAATGATTCCTGTCTCTTCTCGCATTGATTATACTCTTCGCTTTTTGTTTTTAATAACTCTGATAATCTAACTGTTAATTCTTGTTGCTCATCAGCTTCATCAAACATTCTATTCAACTTTTCCATGTGTGAAGATATATTTTTTAAATTAATATAATCAACACATACATTTACATATAAATTAATTTCATCAGTAGTTAAATCAGGCTTATCCCATGTAGCTCGAATAAATTCTGCTTCAAATAAATCTTGATCTTCTTCTTTGTGATAATTACTTATAATCTGAGTAAATCTTGGAGATTTTAAAAAACGAAATAAAGATTCAATTGATTTTCTCTCCATCGCTTTCATCTCTCCTTCTTTTAGACCTGCGTCAGTATACAGATTTACCTTCTCCAAGCATTCTGCTATATTTTTAGGTTCATCATATTTGTTGCGCTCAGCTCGATTTTCTTCCCTCTTTCTTTTCTTTACAGCATCTAAGTAGCTACCTACAGTTCTTTGCTCTCTACCTAATTTCTTCACTTCATCATCAGGAAATAATAGCTGTGCAATCTGATAGCTACTCATTCCGTCTTGGGAGTATTGTTCGATAAAATTCTTTTGCTCTTCTGTTAAAACTATTGGCTTGACATTTTCGTGAGCTGAAGTTTTATACTTGATTTCTTTTGAAGCTAAATACTGCCTAACAGCTCTGCCTTGCTTTGATCTACCATCAATCGTTCCATCTTTAAATGTCGCGCGCGTTAATTCAATTAAATCTGGAATCTTGTGAAAATTATCATCAATAAATTTTTTATGTTCTTCAGTTAAGTTCATAATATGATATCCTTGTTTTTGATTATTTTGATTACTTTTTCTTTGAAGAATTTGCGCATATTTTTTATTTGCTTGTATCCAGCTTTTCTTCCAGATTCATTTGTTTTATATCCTAGTTCTTTCGCAACAACATCTTCATCTAAATTTTCAATAAATAGCATTTCGTATATCCTGTAATGCCTTTCAGATAAGTCTTCTTTTAGGTGTTTTTGTACGGCTGCGATAGCATGATCTACATTGAATGTATTTGCCGAGAATTCAGTAGACTCGTATTCTTTAGCGTCTAGTCGAAGTGGAATCTTTACATCGTGTGCATTTTTTTTACTTTTTTCCCATTTTTTATAAAGCGGGCAACTATTATCTTGAGAACCACTCTTTGTGAATGAGCATAAATTCTCTCCCCCAATAGAACTATCAAAAGGACAATTACTACAAGGCTTAGCAAAGTTTAAGTAATAATTTCTTAAAATGTTTTTGAATTGATTGGTTATTATTTTATTTATCCAAGGCTTTAATTCTCTTTTTTGATCCCACTGATCCCATTTTTGATAAATGTGTAATCGTATAATTTGCTCGACATCTTCAAATGCTATCCAAGGCATAGAATCAAGAAACCACTTGTGTCTACGCTTACGAATTTCTTCATTGATAACGTCTATTTGGTCTTCATATATAATTTTTTTGGGTCTACCCATTTTTCCTCGGTCTACCTCTTTTACGTTTCGTTGGAGTATCGTTTTGTTCGATTGTTTGTCTGGGCATAATGGATCCCAAAGTAAAACTGCTATTAGATACTTCTATCTCATACTCTAAATTTGATATATCAGGAACTTCATAAATATCTGTACCATCTTCATCATGCACTTCTCTTTGGATTGGTCGTGCTTGTGAATGTGTTTTCTTTAATGGAGTAGCACCTCGAGCTTCAACTAAACCCTGAGCTAATGGAGTTCCACAGCTAGAACAAAATTTAGGCTTGGTTACAGTATATTCGT